ACAGGAAATACGCAGTACTATTGCACAAGGTAAGCCACACAAATACTGTTCCAACTGTGTGCAAGCAGAACGCCTTGGTGGCCGGTCTGAACGTGATTGGCACAACAGCGTAAATCCCAACTTTGATTATGCCACCGCAGGCTCACAATATCACTATCCTGTTATTATAGACATACGCTGGAACACCACCTGCAATCTAAGTTGTAACTACTGCATGGAATATTGCAGTTCTAAGTGGGCCAGCCTTAAAGGCATTCCTTTTAAATCGGGATCGCGTCCTTACTATGAACAAGTATGCGACTTCATTGAACAACATCAAGAACACATACACGAAGTGGCCTTGGTTGGTGGCGAGCCGTTGCTGTTGCCGGAAAATGAACGACTGCTTGATGTTATTCCACAGGATGCTATTGTGACACTGATCACCAACATGAGTGTAGACTTAGATAAAAACAAAATCTTTAAGAAACTAAGTCAACGGAACCGAGTTGGGTGGAGCATGAGTTTTGATAACATTGGCGATCGATTTGAATATGTGCGTCATGGTGGTGAATGGGCGTTGCTAAAACACAACTTGTCCGCAGTCAAAAAACTAATTGCTAACTCTGGACACTGGGGCGGCATCCATGCGGTATACAACATCTACAATGCCACACGCATCTGTGAACTGCGAGAATTTGCCGAAGAAGCAGGAGTAACTGTGCTGTGGCAGAACTTGTTCCAACCTGACTACCTTGATCCGTTCTTGCACGGCCCAGGTGTTGCCAAATTAGCCGCCGCAGAGATTGAACAGTTTTACGCCACAGGATTAGCAACACCTGTTGAGAGATCTTTTTTTGACAATGCATTAAACACCTATCACAGTGTGACACAAGACCAACCTGCTATTTTGCAAAAATTTAGACAACACATTGCAGAAATTGAAACACAATACCATCCTGACAAACTAGGAGAATTTGTGAAATTATGGCCGGAGTTGACCAATGTTTGAGCATGCACCTTGTCATGTACAGCAACAGCATGCCGGCAAAACACTGCTGTGGTGCAGTATTGACAGTGAACAAGAATACAATAAAAATTTAAAAAATACTCGGCAGCGAGAGTTGTTGGCTCAGAACGGCTGGATTGACCACAAGATAGAATATCGATACAATGCTCAAGGATTCAGGTCCAGAGAAATTGATCTAGCACAGCCAGGATTTGCTGTGTTTGGGTGTAGTTTTACTCAAGGACTCGGACTTCCAGTGGATGAGCTATACCATGAAAGAATTTCAAAAGATCTCTCACTTCCAGTTGATAATTTTGGTGTGTTTGGCGTATCCAATGGACTAGCATTCAGACTGGCTCACTATTGGTTGCCTATAATCAAACCAAGATTTGTAATTTTACAAACAACTTTTAGAGAACGATTTGAAATAATAAATCAACACAATGTCAGTACTGTGATGTCTCCGGCCTTTCCTCAAGTAGCTACAGTGCAGGAAGTTTTTCGCGATTGGTGGTTTACTGACGCTAACAGCATTGCTGACAAACAACGCAATGAACTGGCCATACAACAAGTGTGCCACCAGCATGGTATTCCTGTACTGGTGATTGACGTTGAAGATTTTAGAAATCCTGTGTTGGGGTTATCAAGAGATTTAACTCACCCAGGCCCTCCTAGTCATCATCGAGTACATGCGAAAATAATTGATCACTTGAGAAGTATAAAGGATATACATGGCTAAAAGTTTAGAAGGCGTATTGATCAAAGCGCCGCACCGGCGGCAAGCATTCTCGGAAGCAGAAATAACAGAGTTTATGGACTGTGCAGACTCTGTCACAGGTCCAGCATACTTCCTAGATCATTTCTTTTATATACAGCATCCTACACAAGGCAAAATGTTGTATCATCCATTTGAGTATCAAGAACGATTGATCAATGTGTATCATAATTATCGCTTCAGTATCTCTATGATGCCTCGACAAACCGGCAAGTCCACAAGTGCTGCCGGATACTTGCTATGGTATGCAATGTTTGTGCCAGACTCAACAATTCTTATTGCCGCACACAAGTACACAGGTGCCCAAGAGATCATGCAACGCATACGCTTTGCTTACGAACTATGCCCAGATCACATACGTGCAGGTGTTACTAGTTACAACAAAGGCTCAATAGACTTTGAAAACGGAAGCCGTATCATATCAGCCACAACCACAGAAACAACTGGTCGTGGTATGAGTATATCACTCTTATACGCAGACGAGTTTGCGTTTGTTCGGCCCACTATTGCCAAAGAGTTTTGGACCAGTATTAGCCCCACACTAGCAACTGGTGGTAAGGCAATTATTACATCAACACCAAACTCAGACGAAGATCAATTTGCTCTGTTATGGAAAAGCGCCAACAAGTGCGAAGATGAATATGGCAATCCAACACCCCTAGGTATCAATGGATTCAAGGCATTCCGTAGTTTCTGGCAAGAGCATCCAGACCGTGATGAAGCCTGGGGCGCCAGTATGGAAGCACAGTTGGGAACAGATCGTTTCCGTCGAGAAATTGGCTGTGAGTTTATTATCAACGATGAAACACTGATTGCACCGGCTATCTTGGTTGAGTTAAAAGGTCAACAAGATCCCCTGTATAGAACAGGGCAAGTGCGTTGGTATAAACGGCCCGAGGCTGGCAAACTGTATGTTGTAGCCCTGGACCCAAGTTTGGGCACAGGCGGCGATCCTGCTGCCATACAGGTGTTTGAAGCCAATACTACCATACAAGTGGCTGAATGGCGCCATAATAAAACAACTATTCCAGCACAGATACGTATCTTATCTGACGTGTGTAAACACATCAACGAAACTGTTAAAGATCCCAAGAGCATTTACTACTCAGTAGAAAACAACACCATTGGCGAAGCCGCACTGATCTCTATTGCAGAGTTTGGCGAAGAAAACATTGAAGGCTATTTCTTAAGTGACAACTCTGTGGCCGGAGGCGCACGTAGAATCCGCAAGGGATTTAACACCACAAACAAGAGCAAGTTATCAGCCTGTAGCAAGTTAAAGATCTTGGTAGAATCCAAAAAGATGTCGATCAACAGTGCTCCGCTGGTATCAGAACTCAAAACGTTTGTGGCACACGGAACAAGTTATGCTGCCAAACCCGGTGAAACAGACGACTTGGTCATGGGCACACTGTTGGCCATACGCATGATGCAGTTGTTACAGAACTATCACACAGAAATGGACTCGCAAATGCGTGATTTTGGCGATACAATGATAGAGCCTATGCCGTTTTTTGCCACATTACGTTAAAGCTAAATTGGATAAATAGAACACTATGGCACAGAATACTCCCGGACAACAACTTTTTGACCTATTGGTCACACGCGGCTTTGACCCAGAAATACTAGACAGCACTGGCAAGCCTGCACCCACAGCAGAAGATGCTGAGATTTACAGTTTTGAATTTGTCAGTGCAGGCGGCACCAACTACGGCACAGTGGTTGTGATGCTGGGAGATGATAAACAACTGGAATTATTCAGCGGTGACAATGTGGGCCGCGGCATGGACAGTGAAGACAAAACCGAATGGTATGAGTTCCAGCATCAACTTAAAAACTTTGCCACAAAGAATTTTATGACTTTTGGCAGTCAAAATATCAACAGACTCAAGTACAGCATGCAAGGTCAGGCCGCACTCAAAGAAGGCCTGTTTGAATCGTGGAACGGCACAAAGAATGTGAGTTGGAACGGTGGTCCGGATTCTGTGCGCTTAATGATACGTCACAAGCGTCCAATGGGCGTGAATGAAGCACGGTTCCGTCAAGTTGAAAGTTTATTTTTAGAAACAGCCGAAGGCGAGCGTTACAAGTTACCATTCCGCAACCTAGCAGGTGGCCGCGCCATGGTAGAGCATGTGCGTCAAGGTGGCAGACCCTATGACATGCGGGGACAGCACATTGCCAACATAGTGGAAGAACTCAATGTGCTGAGCCGTTTCCGCAGAGCCAGTCATGGCCGTGTGTTTGAAGGCGACACTGCCAACCTGGTGAATGAAACCAATGTGTACCATGCCACAATGAGCCGGACTCTTAAAGGCCTGGCTTCAAGTCGTGGATACAACAGCTACTTTGAAAGTTGGAATCCTGCCGACATAACCGAGCAAGATGTAATCATCGAAGACATTAAAACACTATTTGTTCAAGAAACAATTGATTCGCGAATTGAACAGGCCTTGCCTATCTTGGCCCGTATACAACAACAAGGAACTGCAATGAAAGAAGCAAACATATTTGAAGCCTGGGCCGAAAACCTATTAGAAGGCACCTGGGCAACACCCAACACCCCAGAACAACAGCAAGAACTTATTGCATTGCTGTCACAAGAGTTGCCAGTTGGTGCAGATGCAACCAATGCAACAGAACAGTTGTACAGTTTAGTTGGTGATGATATTCTGTTCGATCAACTGCAAGATTTAGCTGAACAAGATCCCGATGCTGATTGCCGCAACCTGGTTATTGCACGTATCAAAGACATGTCCAACAAAGGATTTGAAGATTTTGAGCCGGTGCTAGACGCACTCAAATCAGAACAGTTAGCCCCGCCAACAGTTGCGCCCGAAGCACCTGCTGTGCCGGCAGAAGCACCAGCCGAAGTTCCGCCCCCTCCTGTAGCTGAACAAGATGATGAAGAATATTCAGTTGATGGCGGAATGAACAACGAGTTGTTACAAGATGGCATGCTTGGCTCAATAGTAGGTGGCATTGGTGGTGCCGCACTGACAAAGAGTCCAGGTGGTGCAATGACTGGTGCCAAACTAGGCAGCGCCGCACAAGATGCATTTGGCGAAGAAGAAACAGATGGATCATGCAACTACACTGCCGAAGGCGAACACTGCCCAGAACACGGCCTAATGGAATGCGGCAGCATGTACGAAGGCGAGCAGGATACAATATCTCGTTTGCAAGAACTATCAGGAATGAATAATTCCAAGCCTGACATGGCAGAAGGCATGGAAGACAGTCCAGTGGCCAGTGCTATCACACGTAGAATTTTAATGCAACGTTCGGATTTGTTGAGCAAGTACGGTCCAGAAAAAGTAACAGCCGCCATTGACGAAGTTGCAGACTTTGTAGGTGATGTAGAAGAAATTGGATCTAGTGACGTAAGTGGATGGATCAAGCAGATCGAACAAATGTTAGGCAATATGGCAGAAGAAGTTGCAGTGACAACCGGCAACCCACCTCTGGGAGAAACCACAACGTTACAAGGCCAATACGGACACTCTGGTAAACTTCAAAAGTTCGATGACGTAGAAGAAGATGTGCTACACCGGTTGCGAGAACTGTCCGGGATGATTAGATCATAAAATAGTCATTAGAACAAATGCGTCATAAATATCATTGACGCTGACAACAAAAGCGTGTACACTACAACAGTGACACGCTTTTTTCATTAGCATCACAGGCAACTTAGAAAACATTTTATAACACTAGAAAGGCAACTTAAAATGGCATCATTAGCAGACATCCGAGCACGTCTCGCAGCCTCAGAAGGCAACAACAAAGGTGGAGCATCCACTGGTGGCGATAACGCAATTTACGCACACTGGAACATGGAAGAAGGCGCATCCACTACACTACGATTCCTCCCAGACGGCAACACAAAAAACACATTCTTTTGGCAAGAACGAGCAATGATTCGTTTGCCATTCAATGGCATCAAAGGAGAGATGGAATCAAAACAGGTTTACGTACAGGTTCCTTGTATGGAAATGTGGCAAGAAACTTGCCCAATCCTGACAGAAGTACGCACATGGTTCAAAGACAAAAGTCTGGAAGACATGGGTCGCAAGTACTGGAAA